AGATCCTCAGTTTTTGTCATAATCAAAAACCTGCTCTAATTTAAGTTTTTGGATTTTGGCTTGATGATCTATGCAAGACTTCCATCCAGCAGCTCTACCGGCATAATAGCCATTATCGTAAATTTCTTGTTTGCGGTGTTCATCCCAGAAATATAAAGCTGCTCCAATTAAACAGCCTATGATGAATCCGTATCCTACTATTTCCATGTTCGCTCCCTAATATCAAGCGGTTGCCTGATACAGAAAGTATGACTTAAAGCAAGGACAGTTGGTTATCTACTTACGGCGTGTTATATAACGATTAGATAACGCCAAGATCCTCAAGGTCATCGATATGGTCATCAATCGTGCGTTCGTGATAATCGGTTTCACGCCCCATAAGACTTCCTATTATAGGTGAAGCTGCCATCTTTGTTTATTGGAATCATGGTTGGAGTCATATTCTTACCATTCCACTCAAGCACAGCGATGCCCATTTGCCAATTTGCGAGTCCTTTTGTGTAACTAGCCTTTGCCCTATTCATGAGATTGCCGGTTTCTAGCCCGTAAAGGGGTCTATAAGCCCCGTAGAGCCCCTCTGAGTAGGCTGACATACCTAGCCTATGGGTATGACCACAAACCACGCTCTTACCTGCCTTTTTGGCAAGATTTAAGGCAGTCTGTCCAGCGTTAGGATTCATGTTGCCTTCATCGCCATGAGCCAAGATCCAGCCCTTTTCAAATTCATAAAATTGCTTATGGAAAGTTATACCTAAATCATCGAACTGCATGAACTTGGCGTATTGCAATTCGGGAAGGCTAATTAAGCCCGGCACTTTTAATAGCGTGTTGTAAAGTCTGTCTGTGTGATTTGATCTAATTATGTGAGCTTCTTTTGAATGCTCGGTTAAAGCCCAAAGAATATCTTGAGTCGCCTTGCGATCATCGTCAAGGGTCTGCTGATAAGCCAAAGGTGTTTTTTCAGCCCATCGGCTAATAGTTTGAAAATCGATTTCATCGCCAACGCAAAGGACACTATCAAACCTCTCTCGCTTGGCTAACTTTATGACATTCTTTACAGCTATTTCATGGTGGTATGGGATTTGTAAATCCGAGATAACCAAGTATCGCTTAATCGTCATCCTCATCTGGAGTTGGAATAGTTGGGATTATTCCTTTGTCGCCTACGATCCAGTCAGGCATTGATTCAGGATTATCCATTAGATAAAGTGCACAGGATTCATTAAATCCAGCCTTGCGTGCAGCTCTAAACATTTCATGCTTTGCAATATAGAATTGATCTAGTTTTGATAATGGTTCAGGAGTTTGGCGAACTACTCTCCGATTAACCTTTTTGCGTGGTGTGCGTTTTCGTGTGTTCGCCATAGCAGAAATTATCGCTTACTAATTAAGACGAACAGATCATCAACACGCGCTTCAAGTCTAGTAATTTGATCCTTAATCGAACTTCCAGAATTTGGCTTCAATTCCTGTAAATAAGATTTAATAACCCAACGCAGACCCAGTAATAAACTTGTTGATACGGCGCTTACGCCAACGGCTATGCCAACCCATTCGTTTGCGGTCATGACGCATTAATTCCATAATCCGCTTCGCTCCCTGACTTTGGATCTAACGCTTTGGCAATAGGCGCAACAATCGCACCAAGCATGGTTGCATAGGCTGGATGTATGTCAGCCACTATTGCTAAGGCAACTGTAATTCCACTAGCTGCCACAGCTCTTAAATATGACTTAATTGCTGCTTTGTGTTTTTTAGATAGTTTCATTAGTTACCTTTCAGTAGTGGGATGTCGAATTTATGACCAGGTTGATTTGGCTTAAAACTTATGTGAATGTGTTTATGGTGTGGATTTATGCCACGATATTTAACCCAACGCCAGAGCGACTTTGCTGAACATATTTTACCAGCGTGAATTATGTGAGATATACGCTTATCTTTTTTTGCTGTGAGTCGAAGCTGATCTGCCAAAGCATGACTAATCCCTTGTTCGTCAGATAAGCCAGCGTCAATATCCAACGCGCATACTTCACCTGTTGATCGTGGGTTGTGATCGGATTTTCTAGATTGATGCTTAAGATCGCCGATCCATCCATCAGCTTTCCTGCTCCGATCCACAAAAGCGTCATTTATTTGATCGCGTAGTGTTTCAGCAGCTTTAGATAAAAATGGCTTCATTAGCCAATAAGCAATTTTGCTTCGTCAGCAGTAATGCCAAGTTTTTGAAGTAAGGCTTGCTTTTCAGCAGCCCTTGCTTCTAATTCCGCTTGCTTTGCTGCTTGTGCTGCTTTATCTGCTTGGTATTGAACAAATTCATCATCCGTCATTTCGCGATCAATTACTTCATCTGTTTCAATGTTATGAATTCTAATTATTGGCTTTGATGTTTTACTCATTATTTAACTCCGTAAAGTAAGGCTGTGCCAGTTGATAAATTTCCACCTGCATTTGATAAAGCCAAAGATGATATGGCTGTATTTGATCTAAAAATACCACCAAAATTACTTACTACTTGGTTGCTACTTAAATCAAGTCCGCCATAAGATCCTGAAAATGTTTTGTATGAACTTCCATTAGCATAATCAAAAAAGCATATATTAAAAGCATTATTGGCATCAGTTCTTAACATTGATCTAGCCCAAGCATTTTGAATGTAATCATTATTAAAAACTGTTGACGCTTCAATTGATGTAGTAGTTGCTTCTGAAAATACTTGTTGACAGCCATTTGTTACCGCATTTGGAGCAATTCTAAATCTACCATTTCCGGTAGCGTTAGTCATTCCATAGACTATTAAAATCAAATCTTTATAAGTTGATGGTATAGATGATAAAGTTACTGTTGCACCACTTAAGCTAGTTGTGCTAATTAAAGTCATGCCACCGACAGTTAATGTGCTCCACTCAGGAGCTGTTGCACCGGAATTAACAGTTAATACTTGACCAGCAGTTCCAAGTGCTAATCTAGTATTAGTGTTTGCAGTTGATGAACGATAAGCAATATCACCTAAAGTAGTTTCTGGATTAAGATTTTTCGTTGTTGTGTCAATTGCAGTTCCAAGAGTGCGTATTGCACTAGCACCATCTTTAACAAGATCGGTGTCTGCTGGTGTTGTCCAGCCATAATTGGTGGTAGTTGGCATTTTATCCTTTTCCTATCAGGCTACTATTGTAGCGTATTCCCAAGTCAATGTTGGGCTTAAAGTGTTCCAACGCTCGGTAATTGGTGTGGTATTCCAACGCATCGCCACTTGGCTAAACTCAACAGGCGAAACATTGATTGTTAAAAACAATTCATTAAATCTAGTGCTCCATGACCAGCCCTCAACATAACCCTCAAAAGATCCACCTGAGATTTGAGTAGGTAGATTCTGAATATGAACTGGCATTCCCATAAACACGCTTAATAAGTCATCACGATCCGCATTGTCGATTTCTGGGTTAGTTATTGGGAATGTAATCGATTGAAATGATGATCTTGGATAAGCTCTTTGAGCAATATAACGATCAGCAATAGCCTGAGCATCAACTGCACCTTGAACTCTTGAATTGATGGTTTCGCCTTTAATGCCATATAGGGCTTTTGATGCTGCATCGGTAGCTGTAACCTGTGAATTAAAGTTATTGCCATAATTGATATAAATGTCATTTCTAACATCTGCTGAACGCATAATTGTTGAAAGGCCAGCACCTAAAGCATGACCTGCATCTAATTCAACATAACCATTAGTTAATAAATAATTTTGTCTGTGGTCAGCATCGGCATAACCTATGTTTCCAGCATTATCCTCATAAATATATCCAAAGGCTGAATTGGCAATATCTGAAATAACATTGTAAATGGTATCTACTGTGGTTGATTGTGCAGTCATTGTGTAAAGACCGGGCTGATCTATTTCGCCTAAACCTAGATTAACTGCATTTGCCCAAGTTTCGGTTGCATCATAAGTTGCCCATTGTGTAGCTGCTGGCACATCATTCCAAGTTCCAAGTAATACGCTAGAAAGAATGTTATAAATCTGGTCGCCGTCGTCATCTTGTGAGATATTGTCATCCCAAATTTCTTTGGTTAATTTAGCAAGTGAACCCATTGCAATAAGTGTGTATTCAACAACTGTAGCCTTAGATCCAGTAGCACCAACTGCAACAGTCACATCGGTAATATCTCCACCAAATAAACTTACATAAGTTCCAGAAGTATCTTTGACTTGCAAATCTAAACTGTCATTTATGTCAAAAGGTAAAGTTTGACCGCTTAAAGCCAATAATGTTATTTGAATATAAGATGGAAGTGGCTGTTGGTAAATGTCGGTTCGACCTGCCTGATGCTGAACATCGGCAATAGTTATGTCAGTATAATCAACCCCACCGACAGTAAGTTTCCAGTCTGGTGTAAAAACAGTCATTATCTATCCCTGAGAGCAGTCGTACTTCTAGCTGCTTGACTGTTTAAGGTCTGTGCAACAGCTCTAGCAGCACCCTCACCATCGATAGCATTAACAGTTAAATAAAGCGGGTTGCCTGATCCATAGGTAAAGTTTGATCCACCTTTTGGAGTTGGAACTGTTGGAACTGATGATCTGCCAGCTGATGGAGCAGGGTTTGGAATTGACCCGATATTAACTCCTGGAATTATATTAACCACTCTAATAAGTTCATTTGCTAAAGATACAACTAAACCAATTGCTTCTCTTAAAAATGTAATAAATCCTGAAATGATGCCACTCACTACGCCAATGGCTTTTCCAAAACTTTCAGCACCTCTTTGAGTTTGAGTAAGGCTGGCACTTAATCCTTTATCGCCAGTTAATCCTGCAATAAATGCGTTTAATGTTGGAATACCTGTATCGTTTAAGAATGTAATAAATTGCTCAACTGCTGGCAATAATGCAACGCCTAAACTTTCCTTTGCTTCATCAAATCCAACTTTTAAGCGATCAATTTTACCTTGAAATGTTTCAGCATTTGTAGCTGCTGCGCCACCATATAATTCAGCAAGTTTTGCCTGAACTTCTGTGAAACTTAATGTGGCTAATTCTGTTTTTGATAAGCCAAGTCCTAATCTGCCAAGTGAAGTAACATTTCCATCTTGAGCACGACCTAAAGCATTTGCAACAGTTTCTAAATCTTTACCTGATGCAGCACTAATATCTAAAGCAAGTGTTAATAACTTTTGAGCTTCCTCAGTTGATTTTGTAGATACTGCCAATCTCTGCATGGCTGGGCGAAGTTTGTCATCTGCAACACCTGTGGCTAAAGATGTCTTAAGGATCATGTCCTCAGTTGCCTTTATTTGGGCATCAGTAGCCCCTGTGGCCTGTCTTAGGGCATTGGCTAACCTTAATTGTGCTTGCTCATCCTCTATTGCAGCCTTGACCCCATCAACGGCTAATTTAGTGCCATAGGCAACGGCAGCAGCAGCAGCTACAGCAAAAGCAGCAGCAGCCTTTTTTCCAAACTCTGAAATCTTGCTTGAATTAGTTTCAACCGCTTTATCAGCATCGCCTAACTTCTTTTTTAAGTCATCAACATCAGCAAGGATTGATAACTTTAATGTGCGATTACCAGTAGCCATTAGACCCATTCCTTAATGATGCGATCAAAACTTTGTTCCCACTTGTTAATCAATTCAGGCTGAATTCTGCGAAGGGTTGGATAAATGAACCATCCGCGAGATCCACGACCCGACCTTCCAGAATATGCAGGGAACTGTTTGAATTTATTTGAACCAAACTCAATACCGCCCCATAGGGTTTGCGTAGTAGCACCACCTGAAAATTTTTGGCGTGCGAATCCATAACTGAATTCACCGATTTTGCTTGACTTAGAGATGCTAACGCCATCCGCGACTCTTTGCGCAACTGCGCCAGCCTTTGTTCGACCTCTAGCTGCTTGTTTAATTTCCTCAGATGCAAAATACGCCAAAGCAGCAGATTGACGGCGTGCTTCATCAGTAGCTTGTTCATCCATAAGTTTGAAAGCCTTGTAAATGTCGCGTAGGTCTTTTTTGTTATAGGCGATTGTTTCACTTGCCATACCTCTGCTCCAATACTTCGATCGCTGTCAAAATGTCGTCTGAATCAACCCATTCACTCATTGGTATTTGTGTGGCTATTGCCAACTCAACCAATAATCTGCTTAGGCTTCCTGCTGGATGACTTTTGGGTTTGCATCACCGACTATTACATCAGCGACAGTTTCCATCCATACTTCAAATCCTTTTACTGGCTTTCCTGCTGCTTCTCGCTTATGTGCGTTATATGCTAAAAACATCAGATCCCACATGCCAAGTTTTTCTTTTGCTTGGCTTATGGTGTGGCCAGTTGATTTCTCCCACTTAGCCCACTCAGGCGGTTGGGCAATATAAGTTGCTTGTTCGCCTGAGTTATATTCAATTGTAATTGGTAACTTCATTTTTTGCTCCCGTTTCTATTTTTTAACTAAATGTTTCTGTTACTGCTCCACCTGAAACTGTGAATTCAAAATCAACAGTTTGTGCATCAATTCCTGATCCACCTGCTGTTGGGAACTCTGGCTTTACTGGAAACACAAATTGTGCGCCAGTTGCAGCTGTCAATGTGATGTTGATATCTGTATCTGGAGCAGACTCTGCTGCTGTCCATAAAGCTTCGCAAACTGAGTTTGCCTTGCCCCAGTCAGCCAACATTGATAATGCAAATGTTCCTGAGATATTTGTGGTCTTGTAAGCTGTGCCATCAAGTGTCTGATATTCCTGACGCTCATTGACCTTTGTTAATACTGCGCTGGTTGCTTGCGCTTCGATGTCTGTTCCACCTGTGAAAGACAACGAAATATCGCGACCAGTTATGACTACTGTTGCCATGATTATTTCTCCTTAGACTGTGCGTGTGTAGTAGGTAGATACTCGAACATCTGCGATAAGCAAAGTCGATGCTCCGACTGTGGTAACTGTTGGTCTTTCGACCGAGCTGACGATATAACCTGCTGGAATTACCGCCAGAACGCTTATGATTAACTGCTCGATATTGTCGAGCGATGCTGGGTTGCTGTTATATGCAACTGCAACTGTGATTGTCATATTGACTTTTGATCTAATGTTTGATTTGTTAATTGTTTCAAATTCTAAATATGGGCTATCTGGAACAACCACGACAGCTGGCGGGATTACTGTTTCAGGCACAAATGAATAAACATTACCGGCAACGCTAGATAATGCAGTTGCTAAAGGTGTGCGAACCTGTTCAAGGATTGTTTGGTTAGGCATTATTGACAGATACCTTCAACATCTACATAAGGCCCGAGAATTCCAATTACGCGTGAGTATAAACTGCGACCCATTCTGTAAGGTGTCGCTGTAAAGTCAACGCCTTCTATTTGTCCACCTGCTGCAACTCTTGATTGAAATACTTCAACTGAAATGACAAGTACTGCTGATTTAACTGATTGATTTCCAACATAAGTTGATGCGCCTGTTAATGTGGCACTTCCACTTGGAATGACATTTGCTTCAATAATATCTGCGTTTGTAATACTAGCTGAAAAAGTATAGTCGCCAAGATTATCTGCTAACACTGTGCGAGTTCCGTTATATGGACTCAAGCAACCAGCAATAACTACCGATTGGCCTTCGGTAAATTCATGCACGCCAACAGTTGTAAATGTGGCAACATTATCTTGTAAAACTGTTTTTTGAACTGCGCTCTTAAATGTAACTAACATTGGCAAAATAGTGTTTTCGCTAGTGTCTATTATGCCATCTAGATATGTGTCATTATATAAAGCAGACGACACACCAAGCACAGATCGCAACTCGGTGGCTGTAATTATACTTGGCATGTCATCTCCTTACTCCCATTAATGGATGCCTAAGATCGGGAGCAACCTTAGGCACTCAATTAAATTAAGCTATTGCATCCAATTTACGGAATGCTGTTGGGTAGCGATTAACTACGCAAACATATCCGTATAGACCGATTTCAATACGGCCATTGGCTACAACATTGGCACGAAGTTCAATTGTGCCTGACTCATGGAATCTCATAGCTGCTGATGGATATACCAATGCAACCTTTGTTCCACCTGTGTTACCTGTGTAGTTTGGATCTACAACTAGGTCAAGACCAGCAACTGTTCCGTTTGTTGATCCTTGAGTTACTAAACCACCAGCATTCTGTAGTGATCCACCAGCTGCAAATAATGGTCGGTTTGAACCATCTACTGCACCAAGAATGTTTGCGAAATCAACATTCTCATATCCACCTGATGTTGCAACTAATAGGCGGTTTGGTGTGAAGCGCATAACGCCATAAGAATCAGCAATACCTTGTGCAATTGCCTTGTAAAGTGATGCTCCAGATGAAGTATCTGCACCATCGGCTGCAATTGTTGCTGCATAAGCATCAGTCTTTTGTGCATAAGATGCAGCTAACTCGCGAACTAATAGATCTGCAAATGATGGGTCTGAACGATCAAACAACTCAACATTTACAATGTTTGCTCCTGCAAATTTAACAACTGTGTCCTCTTGGAATGTTACAGCTGTATCAGTTGATGAAAACTCTACACCTTCAGCAGTTAATGCTGTAGTTGCTTGAGTTCCCAATTTTGGAGTGAAAATTTTCATTCCTGATGCTGGAAGTGGAGCGCGCTCGATTGAATCGATAAATGGGCGAGATGAATCAATTACGCCAATTACATCGCGTAGGTAATTTGGTGGAACAGTTCCTGTGTTTTCTGAAACTGTTGCAATTTGTAATGCTGCAACTAGATCGCGTGCATCGGTATCTCCAGCCAATGCTTTAACCTGTGCATTTAGATATTGTCCTGCTGTAACATTTGTGTCAATGCGTGGCTTTGTGTATGCCATGTATTGAGCAGTTACAACTGGAGCTTGTGCCGCTTCTACCGCTTCGGTCGCGATAGGAGCTTCAGAATTAATCTCTGACACTTTGTTCTCCTCTGTTGTTG